CATGATGTGGAGGATATAATTGAAGAATCATTAACAAACACTTTAAAAATATGAAGACAAGAGCATTAATAACAAGTGCAGGAGAATTTATAACTTTCTATGGAGAGAATAAAGAGCCTTTGTTAAAAATTACAGGAGAATTGATTTCTACAGAGCAGTCTCCTGAAGGACTTTTCTGCGTAAGAGTTGAAGTTGCAGATTCAGTTCCTGATGTGGATTATAAAAATACAATAATAGAATGTGGAACTTTAAAAAACAAAGAGGATGATACCAATATTTGACAATGGACATGGTGGGGTAATTGGTGGAGTTTATCAAACCAATGGAAAAAGAAGTCCTGATTGGGCTCAAGGAACTCTATTTGAAGGAGTATTTAATAGGGAAATGGTTAAAAGACTATTAGCAAGACTAGACAATGAAGGGCTTGTTTATGGTTATGTTTCTCCTGAAGATACTGACATCTCTTTGGAAAAGAGAGTAATACGAGCCAATCAGTTCTATCACTTGCATAAGAAACAAGCTTACTTGTTTTCAATTCATGCTAACGCAGGAGGAGGTACAGGTTGGGAAATATGGACTACTGTAGGTGTTACTAAATCTGATGCCGTGGTAGATTACTTTGTTAAACATCTAAAAAGTTTACCCATACCTCATAGGATGGATGGCCCTGAAGGGGATAAAGAAGCTAATTTCTATATCTTGGCTAAATCCCAATGCCCTGCTGTTCTATTAGAATGTGCTTTTATGGATAGTCCAAAAGATTATAATTACCTTTGGAGTGAAGAATTTAGGCAGCAGATAGAAGATGCTTGTTATGCTGCAATTAAAGAACTCTATAATGTTACACTCTAATCTTTAAAAGATGAATCTGTTTACAGTAGAAAGTGGATTGTTAGTTCCTGTTCCTGAAACCTTATTGATATACCCTTTTAATGAGATTTGGAATAGGGACACATCTCCTAAGAAAGAGATAGCAATAAAAGAATTTACTTATGTGGAGTTTTTATGCTCTTTTAAGAAATCCAATCCTTTTGCAGGATATGTTGTAGAAGGAAAAGAAGCTAAAGTAAGGGCAAATATATTCAGGAATAATACTACTTGGACTCCTGATTCTTATGTGGAAGATGCTATCAATGTATATAGGGATTTTCAGAATGAAGCTTCCCCATCCTTACGATTTTACACTGCTGCCATAACAGGAGTTACTAAACTTCAGGATTATTATGACACATTAGATATGAATGAAAGAACCAATCAAGGTAACTTGGTGAATAAACCTTCTGACGTAGCAAGGGGGTTATCTCAAACAGCTTCTGTATTGCAGAACCTAGAGTTGCTCAAGGTCAAAGTGGAGCAAGAGCTTTTTGAGTCCAACAAATTAAGAGCTAATAGAACAGTCAATCCTTTAGAACGATGAAAAAATACACAGAAACAGTTATTAAATCAGATGGGAATGGGAATACTTTTGAAGTTCCTAATCCTGACTTCTACAATGAATTTGGGCAAAGAATAAAAGTAAGGGGAAAAGCTACTAATTTTACTCCTAAAAAGAAGAAACGAAAGTAAAATAAGGATTCTACTATTTTACTTTACTACCTTTAAACTTAAATAAGATGGCTAGAGGAAGACCTCCAAAAGTAAAACTACCTGTTTCTAATGCTGTTAGGAATCCTAATGGTATTTGGATAAATACAAGTGTGTTTAGGGAAGAAGCTTTACACTTTGAAAAGTATGGATACTATACTCCCGAACCTTGGGGTACTAATGCTTGGCTAGAGTATTGGAATGAACAGCTAGACAGATGTAAGTTTGGTTATGAATCAGGAGGTGTCAGAGTAACAGGACATCATTATTTCTACATGAACTTTTGTAATATTGAGCTTGTAGAAATGAAAGAGGTCTTACCTGAAGACTATAATGAAATGAGTGAACAACTCTTTGCTGATAAAGGTACTAACTTTCCTCACTTTTGGGATGGGGATTACAACTACTTTTGGGCATTAGAAATTGCAAGAAAAGGCCCACCAAAAAAAGAAGGAAGAACACTTCTTCAAGGATATGAAGGGTTATATCTTGATGTAGTAGTTCCTGAGTCAGAACTCACAGGTGGACACCACATGATTGTTGGTAAGAGTAGGCGTAAAGGATACTCTTACAAGAATGCTGCTATTGCAGCTAATATCTTCAATACTTCAAGAAAATCTGTTACAGTCATAGGGGCTTTTGAAAAGAAGTACTTGTATCCTGAAGGTACTATGGGCATGGCTACTAACTACATTAACTGGCTAAACAAGTACACAGGTTGGGCTAAAGCTAGGGAATTTGTAGATAAAGTTGACCATAGAAAAGCTTCTTTTAAAGAAGACTTAAATGGTATCTATCTTGAATCAGGGTATCAGTCTCAGATAATGGCTGTTACTTTTAAAGACAACCCTGATGCAGCTCGTGGAAAAGATGCTAAGCTTATTATGTTTGAAGAAGCAGGTAAGTTTCCTAATCTAAGAGACTCATATAGAGCTACTGAACCTTCTATGATGGCAGGTAAGTATGTTACAGGTCAGATGGTTATCTTTGGTACAGGGGGAGACATGGAGAAAGATACTGTGGATTTCTCCTATATGTTCTATAATCCTAAAGAGTTTAATCTTTTAAAGTTCACTAACATTTGGGATGATAATGCTTCCAACACTCAATGTGGATTTTTCCACCCTGTTTATTGGAACATGGAAGGTTTCTATGATAAGCAAGGCAACTCTGATAAACAGGGTGCTATGGACTTTGAGTTAAATAAAAGAAAGGAGATTGTAGAAGATTCAGGAAGTAGTTCTTCCATTCATGGGAGGATGCAGGAATACCCTATCAAACCTTCTGAAGCTTTCTTGACTGTTTCTTTTAATGACTTTCCTATTGAGGAATTAAGACAACAATACAATCTTGTAGTAAGAGAAAAATTGTATCTGAAAAAAGGTCAGGCAGGTACTTTATATAGGGATGAATTAGGAAAGGTTTGTTTTAAACCTGACTTAAACAATAGTCTTTCTCCTTTATGGTTCAGAGATACAGATAGTGAAGGTATTAAAGGTTGTGTTGTTATTTATGAGTTTCCTATACTTAATGCTCCAAAAGGTCTATACAAAATGGGGCATGACCCTTACCGGCAACAACAGGCAGCAACTTCTCCTTCTTTAGGGGCTGCATGGGTTCATAAAGGGTTTAATAAGTTCTCTTTCACAAGAGATATACTTGTAGCTGAATATGTAGGAAGACCTTCTACTTCAGATGATTACAACAGGAATATGGAAATGTTGGCTGAATTATATTCAGCAGAGATTGGCTATGAGAATGAAGTAACTGAAGTAGCTTCCTATTTTACCAAAAGAAAGAAGTTACATCTTCTTGCTATGCAGCCTGACAATGTTATTGCTGCACATATTGCTAATAGTAAGGTAAGACGTATTTATGGTGTACACATGGTAGAGAAACTTAAAGATGCAGGAGAAAAATATATCAAAGCTTGGCTATTAAGAGAGAGGGATGTGGACATAGATGGGAAAATTTTAAATAACATCCAAACTATTTTTTCACCTGCTCTTCTTGAAGAGTTGATTTATTATAATAGAAAAGGTAACTTTGATAGGGTAATGGCTCTTATGATTCTTATGTTGTTCATTGAAGATGATGATACTATTTATGATGCCAAGCAAGAGAAAAGTGCAATAGGAGAAAGTATAGAGAAATTTGGTAAAAGTCTCTTCAAAAGAAAAAGTTAGTATCTTTGTAACATTAAATAATCCCCTCTCATGGACACAGTTATAAAAACCCCTTACCATCACAGAGTAAGTCAAAAGCAGAAAGAAGCTAACAACTTTGAATGGTACAAGCATCACATAGATTCTTTAAGTAAGTTGTCTTTTGGAAATCTCTCAGGTTTTGGGGAAGTTTCTGAATACAGGAGAATGCAAGCAAACTATGATTTGTTTAATAATATTATTGACAAACAAGAGTTTGAATATGTTTGTAAACCTTATGGGGATGGGGTAGGAGAACTTCCTGCTAATTTCACTAATAGGGATATTACTTCAGGAAAGATTAAGGTGCTCTTGGGCTTAGAAATGAAGAGACCATTTTCTTGGAAAGTGGTAGCTGTAAATGAAGAAGCTACTACAAGAAAGGAACAAGAAGAGTTCAATATGATTAGGGAGTATGTGGTGTCTGAAATCATGCAACCTATTATAGCTGAAATAGAAAAACAAGCTCAAGCTCAAACTAAAGGAAGAGAACTCACTCCTGAAGAACAACAACAAATAGCTCAACAAATACAAGAACAATCAAAAGCCCAGACTCCTGAAGAAGTTAGGAGGTACATGGAAAGAAAGCATCAAGACCCTGCAGAAGCTTTAGGACATCAGCTCTTAGAGTTCTTACAAGAGAAATTAACTCTAAGAGATAAATTCAATGATGGTTGGAAACATGGCTTACTTTCAGGTGTTGAAGTATTTTGGGAAGGTGTAGGAATAGAATCCCCTGAAGTCAGGGTAGTCAATCCTTTGTACTTTGACTATGACAGAAGTCCTGAAATTAAGTATATAGAAGATGGAGATTGGGCAGTGTGTGAATATCACATGACACCTGCACAAATTATATCTTTCTTTGGAGAAGTGTTAACAGATACTGAAATAGATGAAATCTATAATTATAACCTTTATGATTCAGGTAGTGGGATTATGGGGGATGATACTATGGAGCATTTCTTGTTTCAACCTAATGGAGGAACTGTAGATAATTCTCATATTAGGGTAATGCATGTAAACTTCAAATCTTTAAGAAAAATAGGATTTTTAACATATTTGGATAAAAAGACAGGAAAAATTGAAGACCTCTTAGTTCCTGAAGATTATAAGCTAAATCAAAACATAGGGGATATTAGTATCACATGGGAATATATTCCTGAAGCCCATGAAGGATATAAGATTGGCAAGATTTACAAATTTATGAGACCTGTTATAGGTCAATACAGAGACACAAATAATCTCTATAGATGTAAGCTTTCTTATAAAGGTGCTGCCTATGACAACATGAATAGTGAGATTACCTCTCTCATGGATAGAATGAAAGCTTATCAGTTCTACTACAATATTATAATGTATAGGATTGAAGCTCTTCTTGCTAGTGATAAAGGTAAGATACTCTTATTGAATATGAATCTTATCCCTAAATCAGAAGGAATTGATATTGACAAGTTTGCTTATTATACAGAAGCTCTTCATATTGGATTTCTAAATCCTAAAGAAGAGGGGAATAAGAATGGAGGTAATGATATTACCCAAGCTGCAAAAGAGATTGATATGTCTATGGCAGCTAATATTCAGGAGTATATAAATCTTGCTGAATATATTGAAATGAGATGTGGTGCAAGTGTAGGTATAACTAAATCAATGGAAGGTCAAGCAGGGCCTAATGAGGCTGTTCAAAACAATCAGCTAAATTATACTCAATCTTCTTACATCATAGAACCTTACTTTGAACTTCATAATCAAATCAAAAAGAATGTTTTAGAAGGATTGTTAGAAACAGCAAAAGTCTTTTACATAGGAAAAAATGTAGAAAAGCTAACCTATGTAATTGATGATATGTCAACTAAGCTGTTGACTTTAGATAAAGAGCTCTTGGACAACTCTACCTATGGATTATTTGTTTCCAATTCTTCCAAAGCTTTTGAAGCTAAGCAAGCTGTACAACAACTATCACATGCTGCCATGCAGAATCAAAAAGCTGAACTATCTGACGTTATTAAAGTACTAAGGTCAGAATCTGTTCAAGAAGCTGAAGAGTTGCTTACAGTGGCAGAAGATAGAGCTGCAGAAAGAGCTGAAGCTGGACAAGCATCTGCAAACAAAGCTAAGCAGGATGAAATGAGAATGATTGCAGATATGCAGGATAAGAAATTTGAACAGGATAAAGAATTGATTATTCTGAAAGAAGAAGAAAGAAGAGAAACAGAAATACAAAAACAATTAATAATGTCTATGGGATTTGATGTAAACAAAGACCAAGATGGAGATGGGACACCTGATGTTCTTGAAGTAGCTAAGTTTGGGGTAGAAGCTGAGATTAAAATGAGGAAGCAGAAGTTGGAAGAAGGAAAACTTGAATATCAGAAGAAGAAAGATACAATAGAGCAAGGACTTAAAAAAGAGAAACTTGAGATAGATAGGAAGAAAGCTAACAAACCTTCCTCAAAATAAAGGCTCTAATAGACAGTTTTTAAAAGACTACAGATTGAAAATGTACTTTACTTAATTTTTAAACTTAATTTTGTACCGTTATGATTAACAAAGCCAATGAAACAGAAGACCTTACCAACTTCAAATGGGATGATTCAGAAACCTTTTTTGGAATAGAAACTGAAAAAGTAGAGAAAGACCCTCTTGATGAAGATGAAGATGAGGGAGGTGAAGAAAAAACAGAAGCCCAAGAAGGCACTGAAAAGAACAAGACTGAAAAGCCTAAAACAGAAACTAAAGAGGAAGAAGAAGTTCCTTTTAAAGCTGCAGAAGAAGAAAATGTTCCTAATGCAACTGAAGACGAAGTAATAGAAACCTTTACTATATTGGCTGCTGAATTAGCTGAAAGAGGAGTTTTCAAAAGTGTCAAAGTAAAAGAAGGAGAAAAGATTACAGAAGAAAAGTTCTTTGAATTACAAGAAGAAGAGTTTGAAGGCAGGGTGGAAGAAGCCATAGAAGACCTTATTACAGAAATAGGTGAAGAAGGTGCTGACTACATAAAATTTATTAAGTCAGGAGGCAAAAACCATGAGTTCTTTAATGCAATGGCTAAATCATCAGCTATCCCACAAGGGGATATAACTGATGATAAATTTCAGGATGCGTTCCTCAAGTACTACTATAAAAATGTAGAAGGGCTTGATGAAGAAGATGTTTCTGACAAGATTGAATGGCTTTCAGAAAACAACAAGAAAGCAAAGTATGCTGAAAAGTACCATAAATTAGTCTCAGATGCTGATGCCAAGCAGAAAGCAAAACTTATTGAAGATGCCAAGGAAAGAGAAAAATCTGACCTTGCTAAGCATAAGACCTTTGTGAAAGACATCAACACAACCCTACAAAAAACAGAAAAAGTAGGCAACTTTACCCTTAACAAAACAGACAAATCTTCTCTTACAAGTTTTATCACTGAACCTATCAAGCTTCCAAATGGAAGATATGCAACAGAATTGCAGATAGCAGTGAACAAAATTATGTATCAAGAAGATAAGACTAAGCTCTTGTTACTTGCAAAATTGCTGAAAAGTGATTTTGATGTTACAGATGTTGTAACAGAAGTACAAAGTACTGTAGTTAGAAAAACTAAATCTGAACTCTCCAACCAAAAATTTGGTAACAGACCTGCTTCATCTCCTAACAGGAGAAAAAGCTTAGCCGATTATTTTGAATAACAATCTTAAAAACAAACAAAATGAGTAAAGTACTTAATAAACTTATCGTAAAGCAAATGCCTTGGCACGCTAACATGACGGAGAAAAACCATCTTGGAGCAGCCTTGATTGCTAAACCTGATGTTTTTGAAGGTAAAATGACACAGTTATTTACCTCCACAAGATATGCAGGTGTGCCTTTGCTGTCTCTGCTTAATGCAGGGAGCAAGGATACAAACTCCACAGCTTGGGAGTGGACAATGAAAGGGGCTAATACAAGACCTCTTGTAGTCACTGAAAGACTTGAAGCCTCACAAACTCCGGGAAAAGGCAGAACAGCTTTCAGAATGAAAATGGATGAAAACTGGTATCTTGCAGGTGATGTTATGCATCCCGGTACTTCTAACAAGAAGAATCAAGTTCGTATTCAGGAAGTTCTTGGCAAACAAGGAAATGGCACTGTCTATCTTGTGAAACCAATGAGTGATGATTACAGTTTTTACATTCCTGAACAATACTTGGAAGCAGGAACCCCTTGGGCAAAACTGTACTCACAGTATGAAGAAGCTGCTCAACAGTCAGGTAGTACACAGTACTCCCTTCCTTTGTCAATGGGAAACAAAATGGGCAGGTATCGTAAGATGTATTCAGTAACAGGTGATGCTGCCAATGAAGTTCTTGCAGTTCGTATTCCTGATTCAACAGGCAAATTCCATGATTCATGGATAAAGTATGCTGAAGTTGAATATTGGGAGCAATGGTATCGTGAACTTGAAAGAGGGTATTGGTACTCAAGAAGTACTGAAACTGTTCTTGGTGCAAATGGAAGACCTATTTCTTCAGGGCCTGGGATTCAGGAAATGTTGGAAGATAGTCATGTTTATCGTTATTCACATCTTTCCACAACTCTCATTGAAGAGTACCTTATGGACATCTTCTATGGTAGGGTAAAACCTGGGGCTCAAAGAAAGATTAAAGCTTTCACAGGTGAATATGGAATGATTATGTTCCACAGAGCTATCCAAGATTGGGCTTCAAAGAAAGGCTTCATTCAAGTTGTTGACCAATTCATTGTTGATAAAGCCTCTTCTCCTTATTCCAGCAATGCTTTGGGAGCAGGTTATCAGTTTGTAAAATACCGTATGGCAAATGGTGCTGAACTTGAATTGGTTCATCAGCCTCTGTATGATGATAGGGAAATCAACTTTGAAATTGACCCTGTAACAGGTTATCCTGTTGAGTCAATGAGATTTACTTTCCTTGATTTCTCAGAAGGACAAGGTGGCCCAAATGTTCAACTTGTAAACAAAACCAATGGTTTCAAATTGGGTTATGTTTCAGGTCTTCAGAACCCTTATGGCCCAACTAACAAAAGCCTTATGAGCCATTCAGGAGACTACTATGAAATGCATGTTCAGAAACAATCAGGTGCTCACATTGAGGATGTTACCAAATGTGGTGAACTTATTCTTTCTCGTAATGCAACTATTGCAGGAATCCGCTAAGAGAAAATAAAAAGTAATGAGGGGAAACTCTCCCCTCTTGCTTTTTTTGTATCTTTGGAGAAATTTTAAAACCAATATTATGCTAATTGAAGTAAAACCAATCGAAACTAAAAAATGGCATGGTAAAGCAGGTAAAGAGAGCTTTACTCAGCCTAAAGTGATTGAAGTACTCTATGATGTAAGGACTGGAAAATATGCAACAGGCTTAACTGCTGAAGAAACTGCAAAGTACAGTGCTCTCATGGGAGTAGATTTATCAGACAGATTTGACCCAAACACCCCACACCCTTATTGGGGAACTCAAGCTGCAAGGATTAAACTTGAAAACAGGACTATGATTTTTGACGATGAAAGACCATCAGATTTTGTCAAAGTCAAGAACATGAAAGCTTCACAATACATTGCTAACTCACAGGCAGACCTTGAAGCAGGACTTTATCCTGATGCACACCATGTCATTTATGACGAAACTGAAGTAGTTAATTTAGCTGCTTCCAAAGTGGAAAGAAAGACTAATTGTATCATTCTTGCCTCTAAAATGTCACTTGAAGAAAAAGCACAAATTGTACAGATTCTAAGTGAAAAAGCTGTTGCCAAAAGGAGTCAAAATTTTATCAATGTTGAATTGGATAAAATTATTGATACCAATCCTTCAGAGTTCTTGAAGTTTGCCAAAATGGATAAACAGGAAGTATATGTGAGAGCAACTTTAATGGAAGCTCTGCAAAAGAATGTACTTGCAAAAGAGGCAGGAGCTATTTTCTACATGGGAGAAAGACTTGCCAACAGTTTTGAAGATGCAATTCTTTGGTTTACTGACCCTCAAAATTCTAAAATGAAAATAAGTATTCTTGAAAAACTTTAAGATATGCCTAATCTGACAAGAAACATGCACTATGATTTTAAGACCAAGCTGAATAGGCTTGATAGTCAGAAGTATAGAGGTATGCGTGTTCCTCAAATAGATTGGAAATTGAATGAAGCTCAAGACATACTTATCCAAAGCATTACCAATCCTAGGTATGCTCAATCTTATGGATTTGAAGGAAATCAAAGGATTATAGACGACATAAGAACTATTGTTGTAAATGGATTTGAGATATTAGCAGCATCAGCTAGTGATGGGACTTACAGGGCACAACTGCCTATTGGAGTGCCTACCAATGAGTATTTGCATCATATTTCTTCTTATGCCTCTTGTACAAAAGGTACTTGTAGTGGTATAATCAGAACTACTCAAATACAACATGACGACAAAGCTCAAGAAAGCCCTTTTGACAAGAGCTCTTTTGAGTGGGAACAAGTGAACATTAAAATTGTGAACAAGGATATTATCCTTTACACAGATGGTACTTTTAAAATAGAGAAAATTTTTCTTGATTTTGTACGCAAACCTTTGTTCTTTCACACTGCAATAGATGCATCTACTACAGGATATACTTTGCCTGATGGAACAACTACTTTAACAAATTATCAGAATTGCGAATTGCCTGAAATTCTTCATAAGGAGATTGTGGATTTGGCTGTCCTCATAACAACAGGTGATTTAATACCTGATTATCAGGTTAAACAATCAAAATTACAATTAACAAATTAATCTTAAACCCTAACAAAAATGAATACAAACCCTATTTTTCAAGTACTTGTAGTCGGTGCTGGCACTAGTTTGAATACTGCAGGGAATACTATTGACCAACTGACCACAGGGCAGCTTGGAGTATTCAATGCAGATACCAATCTTGCCTTTACTAATATGGCTGCTATCCCTGAAAGGTTTTACTTTGGTTTAGGGGCTCTTGATGTTGCAGGTAACAAAGATGTCAAGAAGTCCACAGGTGAAGCTATTCTGAAGAAATATGTGAAAACTGTTACTTCCAAGAATTACGATGCCCCTGTTGCACAAGTTTCCACAGTAACCATGACAGGTTATACGCCTACTGCTGAAACATCTTACAGTTTAGGCATTGAGTTCCGTAGTGGTGCTACCTATCAAAGGGATGGTTATACCTTACCAAGAAAAACCTTTGTGGTTGATACTGCTGATGTTGCTCCTTCCTTGGCTAATCTTATTATAGCCTTTGCCAATAAAATCAATGCCGACCCTGAAGATATAGTGACTGCTACTTACACAGGAACTACTCTTGTTCTTACTTTTGCCTCTACTCCTAAAGTTGGTAATGTAGCAGGGATAAACCCTAACTATGTGTATCTTCGTAACTTCACAGGAGTTGTATCCCTTAAAGAAGGTTTTGAGGGAACCCCATGTACAGTGGCTATTTCTACTGCTGCTGTCTATGAGCAAGGCTCAGGATATGACATTCAAAGGGAAGAATATGTAGCTGCAGGTTGGACAGGAAATCCTGGACTTTACAGAGATGCAGACCTTGCAGGACTATTCCGTTCAGCAAACTTTGCTCCTTTGGCTGTTGCAGGAACTAACTATTGGGTAATGCGTTTAAATTACAATATGCCATCAAATAGTGGAGGTTTTCTCTCCTATGAGAATCAGGTAGAAACTGTAATCGCAATCCCTGACAGTGCCAGCTATAAAACTCTTATCTCTGCCTTGGAGGTAATGAATGCTGCCTTTGTGGCAGGAGGGGCTACAGGAATCCTTGAAAGCTATACTCCGTAATCTTTGTCAGATGTAAAAAAAGGGGGGGGAAGGTAACTCTTTCCCCTTTATTTCATTTATTTAAAATCTTACTCCAATGATAATAGGAACAAACAATAACAAAACTCTTATTTCCATAGAGAGTTCAGAATTTAAAGATGCAATTCTTGCTAATGAATTGGACATGATAACTTTAACAGCTTCCTATAACAAAGGAACTCCTGTTATAAAGAATATTTTTATTCCTGTCCCTACTATATGGTCTTGCCCAAATATCCCTATTTCAAACTATTGTGTTATTAAACAAGTGTATGTCAAGAACATAGCCACTCAACAAAGATTTCCTTTACTGTTACAACCCCATGTGGTAAACTCTTTATATGCTGTAGATATATTACTTCTTAAACTTGAAGCAGCTATAGATAATCTTGGTTTAGGTGCTATACCTTTTACTTACACAGTTGTAGGAGGTACTTTTACCTTGTCTATCCAAGGACTTCCTTCTACTATGTGTATGGACACATTAGAATACGAAATTTCAGCAATAACAACAACACTATTGTTCACAAGAGCTATAGGTGGAATCCTAACAGGAGACTTGATTTATATCAGCCCTGATTTTTTTGGGCTTACTGAATTTATAGAGGGAATTTATGAAATTGAATTAACTTTGCATTACAAATTGAAGTACTTAGCACAGTTTTCAAATTGTTATTTTCTTGATTTAACAATGAAGTGCAGATTAGGCTTACCTGAAAATACTGGTTGTGGACTGAATAGTTTACAGATACAGTATTTAATGATGCACTATTCTCTTACACAAGCTTCAAATTGTCAATGTGATTGCAATAAGATGCACACTATTTACCAATTTCTTAATGCAAACTTACCTTCAACCTTTAATACAGTAAACTGTGGATGCTCCTAATTGTCAATTTTCTTGTTGCAACCTACTTGATTTTGCTGTTAAAGTAACAAATCAAATTAGGTTTGGGGTTAATTGTAGTGATACTGATTACTGCAAGTTTGCCAAATACTATCTTTCAGAGTGTAAGAACGAAGCTTATACTAGTACTGTCACAGCAACAGAAGATGTTGTTCAGACTATAATCTATGAAATGGATTACATAGACCATGTTTGTACTACAATAGATTATGAAGCTCCTAGAGAGACATATTGGAAAGCTATAGATGGAGGTTGTTTACTAAACGAATTAGAAGAAAATACAGGATTTTTTGGATATACTACTCTTGCTGAGTATTATGTAGATGATAATCTTCCTACAGGAGAGACTAAACTTAATACTGTTGGAGACCCTGATTATGTAGCTCCCCTCATAGATGAAACTTGTTTTCTAACTCACTATCTGTGTGATTCAGCTAATTTTAGTTTTGAATCCATAGACGTAAGTTCCATAAGTTTACTTTCAGTAGGAAATCTTAGTTGCTCAACAGGAGTTATTGGAAGTTATTTCATTGCTTGGCATGTAGATAGCAGAGATGGGGAAATTCTTTTTACAAGTGGTAAAGGGACTCCTCCTGCGCAGATTGTGCATCCTTTTTTCAATGAACCTGTACAAGGAGGAGAGCTCTTTCCTGTTATTGTCTCTATTGAGATAGATGGGGTTCTTTACACAAGTGACTACCAAGAAAACATAGCTTATGCCCCTGATTTAAAAGATTGTCTCCCTTCTGTCACAGTAGCTTCTATGAATTGTGCAAATGGAGGAATAGTGGGAAATTACACTCACTTTTTTAACTACACTAATTCTATAAGTTCTGAAAATGATGCTTTAAGAAGAATGCGATTTGACTTAAATGTAGATGGGAGCACTAAATATTTTGCTTGGGATTTTCATGGTTATACTGTGGTGGACAGGATTAGAATTTTGTATGTTCGCAATAATGTAAAAACAGTTCTTGAAGATTGGGTCATAGGAGTTAATGCAGCAGAAACAAACTTTGTAGGTTCACCTAAAAGATGGCAAGGAGCACACTTAAACAAAGTTACTCCTATTCTTCCTACTTATGCTTCAGGAGATTATCTTTTAATAGAAATTACTCCAAGATATTATGAGAATACAAATACCAATACTAATTGGGCTTTGTATTGTAAATGCCTATCTACATTTGATTGTACTGTTTTTGCACCAAATTTTCAAACTATAGATACAGAAACTATTGTAATGGAATATAATGCCCTTACATGTAGTTACGATGTTTCTTTCTCTATGATGGCTCCTTGGAATAAAGAAACAGAAGATTTGTTTAAATACACTAATTACTCTACCTCTGGAACATCTGGTGTTGTAATAGGAGTACAAGATGCAGTTTGTAAACTTTATAAAACTGTAGGCTGTGCTTTAATGTACAATGGAATCAATGATGTCTGTCAGAATTTATTAGGAGAAACTACTGTCTCACAAGTAGGGAATCTTCTAACATTAAATTTTACAAATGTTGCAGATTACAATAATTATAAAGCTTCTTATCAAACTGTTATAAACTCTTTTGTGTACACAGGATATGGGCTTAATCCTACATTACTATCTCACTACAGATTCTTTTTTATTAAAGTTCGTAATGGAGCAATTTGTGGAGATAATGGAGAAAACATATACTACTATGTGCATTTTTCTTCTCCAATTACTTTTAATGACAGTGAAAAAAAGATTACCATTGTTTTAACAGTTCCTACAAATTCTTTACCTTCAGTCTCTTGTGATGGAAGTAGAGCAGAAGTACA